GCACGCTGGAAAATCTTATCCATTGTCATTTCCTCCTAAAAATTATTTAAATCAGCCTGCACCCTGAACAGACTTCTCGAGAACGATTGCAGAATAAGGCTTTGTAAGAGCACCAGAGCAACGGGTCTCGATGAGGTACTTCTGCTGGTTGTAATCGATATCGAAGTCGTCGAACATGCTGATAGCACCACCCTTATCTGCACCAACATTGTAATCGTTGAGGTTAACAATAATGCCCATAAGAGTATTTGTATAAGCCTGACCAGACTTTGTAACAGACCTTGTAAGGTTCTCCATTACAGGAACAGTAACAATCTTAGAAACACGCATCGCTGTTGCAACTTCAGCTTCTGTCTTATAAAGCTTATGTCCAATAGAGTCCTCAAGGAGGAGAATATCGGTAAGATTGTCTTCTGTTGTGAAGAGAGTAGGATTACCAGAACCTCTATAATCCTTTCTAGCCTTGATTGCTGCCTTAATGAAGTTCTTTGCTGTTGCGTCAGCATCGGCACCAACAGTAACTTCCTTCTTAATGCAGAAAAGGTCAGCTTCCTTCCAGATAGGACGGATGTTGTCTTCGTTGATCTTGTCATCGTCAGAGGAAAGTCTGCCATCACCAACAAGGATAGCACGAGCGATTTCCTCGTCAAGCATAACTCTCATCTCTGCCTTGATCCAAGCAACTACATCAAAATCTGTGATGTCGATAATGTCATCACGATCGAGCTTCTGCTTCTTATAAATTGTCGTAGGGGTCGTTGTTCTCTTAAGCAGGGAGAATACCTCTTCCCTCTTGAGGTTACCCTTAATGTAACCCTTAGCCCTTGCCTCATCCTCAGTGATGTCAGCAAACATGGACTTGATTCTAGAGAAAGGTGACTTGTGAACTCCGCTCATGACTGTGGAGACCCACTCCATCTTTCTAGAAATAAACTCGGGCTTATCTGTAAAATTCTTAGCATCAGGGAACAGCCAATCAATGTCCTTAATACCATAATCATCTGCATGAGCAAGGAAAGAATCTCTGAGAGATCCGAACTTTTTACCATCAGAGATGATCGTTTCGATCTGAGCATGTGTGAGCTCAGCCTGATCTGCGTCGCCCCTGTACTCTTCAGAACCATCAAATACGTTGTGCTTCATTTCTTCTTCTCCTTCGTCTTTTTCATCTTCTTTTGCGCCACCCTTTTCGGCAGCAACACCTACAAGATACATCATAACCTTCTTCTGTTCTTCGTTCATTGTATCAATGACATCCTGAACAGTCTTTTCCTTTGCGCCAGAATCTTCGGCCATCTTCTTTTCCTCCTGTTTATCTTCGGATTCAGCGTGTTCAATAACTTCTTCAGTCTTTTCCTCGGAATGCTCAATAGAATCATCTTCTGTCTCGCCGCCAAGATTGTCGATGAAGTCATTATTATAGATAACCGCCTCATCTGATTCACCATCTTCGCCATGAGCCATAGCAATATTGTCAATCATAGCTCCAGGATTTGCTCCTGCAATTACAAGACTGACTTCTCTAATTGCTCCATGAAGAACATCACCAGATTTCTGTACAAGCTTATTAGCATAGATAGAAAGCTGGTTTACATCACCATGGAGGACAAGCTGCTTTGCCTGCTTAGCAGGTTCTGTCTCATTAAATGAGCAATAGGCATACATTCCATCAGATTTCTCTTCAAGAAGAGCGTGCCCCAATACATTCATTGGGTCTCCATGCTGGTGCTGCCATACGAGAGGAACAACCTTGCCATTGCATTCTTTGAACGCGCCTGCACGAATTGTGCGACCATCAGAACACTTAAGATCATTCCTAGTGGCATAACCACTAAAATCGTACTTCATTAGAATTTTCTCCTTTCATAGATTTATTAAATTTGATTAATTGGAGTATTTACTAAAGAATTATTAGCACCATTTGTAGTTGGGGCATTTCCTAATTCTTCATCTGATTGGTTAATGTTCTTATTTCTAAGTTCATCCGCTCTAGGATCATCAACTGGCTTATAACCCATAATCGCTCTAAACTCATTCGAAGATAGAATCTCATTACGAGTGAACTTATCTGCAATATCTGCAATCTTATCTGTCGGGGTTAGCTTAAATGGATCATTAAAGAACATTATTGTTTGATACTGAGATCGAGCTGTTTTTGTCAAGAATTTTCTAGACATCTCTTCTGTAATAGCTGAAACAATTGGTTCAATCGTTCTAGATTGATAGTTAAGCATCTCTTCTTGAGAAGCCGTTCCATCAAATACGCCTTTTGTCATTCCAAGCTGATTATAGAGCATTTCAGTAAGGAACTGTATCTGATTAAACATATTATTTTCTACAGATCGATTCAGCTGTGTTATATGTTCTGTTCCATCTGTATACGCAATACCATATTTAGAATTCGATAATTGTTCCTCAATGTCTTTACGTCTACGTTCTGCCTGTTCTCTTCTAGCTTCGGTTTTTATTACATAAGGCAAACCAAGAATAAGATCAAGTTTGCCAGAACCTGACTGTTCATCAACAGCATCAAGAAGGTTCAACTTCCTAATGAGTCTCTTTGCTACAGAATTTGGTTCATTCATAACAGCATAAAGAGGATTCTCAATAAGAGCAACCATCTTCTTAGGAAGTATCTTTTCTTCATGTTTACCAGTTCTGTCATTGTAAAGTTTTACTTTAACATATTGAGGAAACCATTCGACGACACTACCAACTCTCATTGTCTGAATGTCGTATGATCCAGTTTTTAGAGGATTGTATGTAGTATCTACTGGAACAATTGCAACACAACCTTCATCGAACATTGACATTACTACATCTTGAACAAAGGCCCTAGATGTTTGATCAATATTTGCTTCAGTCGTTAGTGCATAATTAAGTCCAGATTTAATTGTCTCAACATATCTACCATTTACATCAACTTTAACATGCTCTATATCAAGAGCAGCTACGTCAATAGCAATTCGTGTATAGATAGCTGTTACAATTGTCTTTTCCGTTCCACGAGTAGGACGAAACATGTCTGGTCTTCTAGTATTACTAGGACCAAGTTCTATATATCGTTTATCCTCCGTCGGGTCTTTATTCATGAAGGCATTCCACGAATGTTTGAGCCTTTCACCAAAAGTCAATCCCATTTTGAATTACCTTCCTTTTATTTTTTGTTTAATCTTTTTTTATTTTTTGCTAATATATTTCCCAAATTAGAATCTTTTGTCCAAGTATAATCGTATTTGTCTCTTAATAAGTCGGTTCTTATTTTTTCAGCAGCAGCGTTTTTAGAATGAGCCTCAGCGATATTTTTAGCTATTGTTGCCTCTTTTTCTCTTATTTCGAGATCAGATAGACCTTTATCTTTTTCAAGAGATTTAGAAACTACAGTCTTTGCTATTTCTGGAAGTGTTCTAACTGCTAAATCAGCAACAAATTTTCCAGTAGGACCTTCAAAGAATCTATCAGCTTTAACTAGAGCTGAATTAGGAGACGAGGCTAATGCATACTGTTTATTATATTCAGCTTGCAATTTCAAACGATCTATTGCTCTCTGAAGTTCATCATCTGACATATTTTTAGTGTTTCTAAATTTTTTTAGACCCTGATTATCCAATTTAGCATTTTCTTTCTTATTAAGTCTATCAAATTTTCCTTGCTCTTTTCTAGCAAGTCGCATAGTTTTAGCATTTTCTTTTATACTATGCCTTTCTTCTTTCGCAGATCTAGTTGCTTTATCTTGTTTTGCTTTTGAATTTAGATCTGCTTTATACTTTTGGGTATTATAGGTATTTTTTGCTTTTGCTCTAAAATCTTCGCCTTTACCATAACGTTCTCTACCTTCTGGCGTCCAAGACCCATCTTCATTTTGGAATCTTCTCTCGCCCCATTTTTGGCCTTGTATGCCATGATGGTAAAGTTCATCATCGAAGACATAATTAGGTTTCTTGATCATTTATGTCCTCCTTTAATATTTTGTAACTTTTGTTCTTCTTATTTTATTATCTGGATCTAATATTATTAATGGATCATATGCATTTGTATTCCATCCATGAACATCGGCGACTGCTCCATAACCTGATTTTATTAAATCTTTTATCAACATATTTCCTAATTCTGATTGAACGGCCATGCCATATGAACCTATTTTAGATGGTGTATCTAAATCATCTGATCTAGCTCCTGGAAACATTTTGTAAACATCATTAACAGATCTTTGAACTATACTAGGATCTTTTTCATATATGGACATTACTCTTTTTCCTAATTCAGATTGGGGAGCGACCTCTATATCTTTAATAGTTTTGTATTTTATAGCATACGCATCTCCAACTTCTTTATAAGTATTAACTATTTCATCTTCCCATACAGCATTATCCAGTTTGCTTGTGCTAACATATTTTTTATTATTAAAAGTTGGATCATTCTTATGCATTGAAATTCTATATAATTCTGTTCCTTTTTTTATAGTTCCGCCAAACTGTCCATATTTAGTAAGTTCTTTTCTTCTTTCCAATCCTTCTTGTGTCCAAGTACAATCTTCATTCTGAAAGCGTCTTACACCCCATTTTTGTCCTTCAATGCCATAATGGATTAAATAAGTAGTGTATTTCATATGAGACTCCTTAAAGAATTTAATATGGAATATAACTGTAACGGACTATGTGTTTACGACTTTTTACACCATATGGTGTATTTCCCACTGTATAATAAGTATTGGCTACTCCAGCATAGCCCATATCATCTATATCAAAACCTAAATCATTAAAATATGTTTGCATTCCTAATTTGGAAGTATCGAATTCTTTTCCCTTTAATTTAGCTTTATAAATCTTTAAATCTTTATATTTATTAAACAATTGTTGCGCTTTTTCATGTGAATATTTATCAAAATCATTAATTGCATCATATTGCTCTTTATTTGCTTTATGCATTGTGACTAATGGTACTTTTTTTCTAGT